GAGTTCACTTATTCAAGTTGTAAAGCCGCTGCACAGGTTTCAAATAGACCATTAGTCGGTTCAATCTATCGTAATGATGCAGAGTGATAGATTATTATTTGTGCCAGTCAATCGGTTTTAAATTAGCCGTATTTTCGCCACATCAAACTATGTTAGTGACTGGAAGCATAGTTTACTTATTTGCATCGCGCTGCTCGGCTTATCATAGGCTTCCTACCGCGTAAATGCTTGTTGTAGTGTAGCAGGAACAACAGGCCCAAATTAAACGGAGAATAAATTGAAAAGAAGTTTATAAAAAATGGCTAGTAAAATTGAAAAACCGACAAAGGCTACGTTAGCAAAGATTAAAAAGTGGAATGCGCATGGCGTGAGGCTTGAATCCCAGGCAAGGCTATTAGATATATCTATAACTACGTATAACCGTTTACGTAAGCGTTGGCCTGAAGTAGACGAAGCCATAAGCAATGGTAAGGCAGAAACGGAAGCAGTTGTGACGGGACATCTGTATCGCATTATGACTGACAAACAGCATAAGCAACAGTTGACTAGTTTAATATTTTATTGCAAAACTCAGTTGCGATGGTCAACCGAGCAAACACTACAACTTAAAGATGATGAAAATAACGTGATAACGTTTACACTAGCCAAACCTTTAGACAAAAAACTGGCACCTGAAAAATCCGTAGCAAAAACTAAGCCAAAAAAACCGGCATCAAAAGACAATAAGCAAAAATAATGCCAACTATTAACGTCCCATTATTAGCACACCAGCTTGATTTTATTCAAGACACCACTACAAAAGAGTTAGCTTTGGTATCCGGATATTCTGGAGGCAAAAGTTATGCTATGGCACACAAAGCAATATACCTCGCATCATTAAACCCAGGCTATCTAGGTATTCTGGTAGCACCCACCTTTAGTTTACTGGATGACGCGCTGCTAGTTAGTTTAGAAGAGGCATTCGATTCGCTTAAAATCAATTATGATTTAAACAAACAAAAGTACCGTATCATAATCCCAAAATTTAATGATTTTAAATTATTATTACGTAGTGCCGACAATCCAAAGCGTATTATTGCCACCAATTCATGTTTTTTTGGCGTCGATGAAATAGACGTTTTACCTAAAGAAAAAGCTAAAGATTTATGGCAAAAGGGCGCTGCTCGTGTTCGTATCGGCAATGTTCGGCAAAAGTTTTGTGCATCAACACCGGAAGGATTTTTGTGGATGTATGATTTTTTTCATCGCCAGATTGTTAATGCTCAGACAAAGAAAGAAAAAGAAGCCGTAGCATCAAGGCGTTTAATTCGTGCCACTACTGAGAGCAACTTCTTCATTGATCCTGAATACGTTAGGGAATTAAAATTATTATATTCTGATGAGCTAGTTAGAGCGTACCTTAATGGCGAGTTTGTTAATATGACATCAGGTAATGTATATAATTGTTATGATCCAAACCTACACACTACCACACGCACTATAGCCGACTTTAGCCCACGAGCAATACTGCATATATCCCAGGATTTTAATATCCGTGATTGTTGCTCAGCGGTATACATCGTTGAGAATGAAAAGGCGTATATGGTCGATGAGATAGTAGGGCTGTATGACACCACAGCAATGATTGAAGAGATTAAATACCGTTATCCTCAGCGTGTTATCTATTCATATCCAGATGCATCAGGCGCAGCCAACAAAACGTCAGCAATAGGACAAACAGATATATCATTATTACAACAGGCCGGGTTTAAAGTATTCGCTAATCCCAAAAATCCATTTATTCGAGATCGGGTCAACTCAACTAACATTTTATTTAGTCAAAACAGATTATTTATAAATACAACTAAATGCCGAGAAACACATGAGGCGATACAGACACAGGCATATGATAAGTATGGTCAACCTGTTAAAGACGGTCATGTGGATAATAGAACCGATTCAGCGACGTATTTCATCGCTTATCGTTTCCCAATAGCACACCATGCCACATTAAGGAGTAATTAAGATGTCAATACATTTAGAGTATAAGGATTTAAAGGACTTATTCCAATCAACGGAGGCTAAAAACGTCAGAAAATCACTTGATTATTTCGACGGCAAACAGGTTGAACATTTAGCCACTTATTTCGATAAAAATGTTCAACAATGGCAGGATAGAGGCGTTAACCTACGCTTCCGCAATATCGTTAAACGTGTCGTGCTTCAATCGGGCATGTTATGGAAAACAGCACCACCAGTTATGGAGGTGGTAGACGATAATGGAAATGTATTGATAAAAGATACTGACAATTTTCAAGTGGTATTAGAAGATATCGAATATGTTGATTTTTTCGCTAATTTGGATACCACGGTTAGACTGATTAAAACAGCCTTAGTGCTTGTCCAATATGACGCAGATCAGGACAAAGCATTTACTGAATTATTACACCAAGGCAATGCAGAGGTGCGTGTTAATCCATTAACACGCGATATTGAGGAGCTAATTTATTTGGTAGCCACTAATGGTGAATCAAAATTATATCGTCAATATACGTTAGAAGAAATAATTGATTATGAGGTGAATAAAGATCATTCGTTTAGAATTGTTAATCAAGAGGATAATCCATATGGCATTATCCCAGTCGCTGTATTCAACGACACTAATCATCCACGGGCAGGCTTTTGGAATTACCCAGATAATACATTGGTTAACTTAAATGAGTTGGTTAACGTCCATATATCAGAGGTTGAGTGGGCTGCGACGTGGATTAAACGACCAACATTATTTACCAATGCGCATTTCGGGCAAGAAGCCCAGAATTTCGAGACAGCAGGGCATAGTAGTAGTGATAAATTTAATCGCCAGGATCAGGGCAGCATTAAACATAATATGTTAGGTGGGCCAGATCAGATATTGCAATTAGAAGTTCCAGTCGGCACAGATGTATTTGTTGAATATAAAGCACCAGTTGTTGATTTATCTAGCCTTGATGATATTGTATTAAACTTAATTAAAGGTGTTGCCAGCGACTGGAGTGTGAGAATTGAAGGTGAAGAAGGCTCAAGCAGTCAGGTAGCATCAGGATTTTCATTAATCGTGCGTGAATTGCCTAATTTAGATTTAAGAGAGCTACGCTCACGCCAGCAAGAGTGCGGATTGCGTAATTTCTATCAAGTTATTAAGCAGATTATTAATACACATAAACCAGCGACCTTTAGCGACATATCAACGTTGTTTATTGACTTCCAAACACCAACGAATCCGATTGATAAAGAGCAGCAGGAAAATATCTGGAATTTAAAAATAGCAAGTGGTCGAGCGTCAACAATTGATTACCTAATGGAAGTAGAAGGCATGGATCGGGAAACGGCTGATTTAAAATTAATTGAGATTAACGAACAAAATAAATCATTACCACCAACACCAGATAAGGTACAGGCTATCACGATGATGTTTACCGCTGGGTTGATAACAAAGCAAACAGCAATTGAGAATTTAACTAGTGTGCTAGGTGAAGATAAAACAGCAGAGGCAGAGGCAGTGTTGGCTGAAAACGTGGTTGAATTATAAATGAGTAATCATATTGACGAACAGCTATTCGACCAGGCAATAAATCAGGCATTACAGACACTACAAGTAGGTGCGGGTGAAACTAGGGAAATGCAAGCAAAATTGGAAGTATTACAAAAACGCATTTTCGGCCTATTGTCAACCATTGACCCTACTGCCGTTCAACGGTCAGGGCCACGTAGGGCACGGCTATTGCGGTTCCTTGATGAGATGGAAGCATTGGTAAAGGCAGAATTTAAAGGTATTATACGCGATTTTAAGAAGACTATCCTAGACTCAACTAAATTACAAATCGAAAAGACAGCAACCGAATTACAAGAGGCATTTAATGTGCCATTGAAATCCAATATTAATCCTAAAGAATTCGTTGTTGGTATTGCCATTGAAGGCACACCCATTCCTGAGGTATTCGATAGATTAGGTGTTAAGATTACGCAGAATACAGCCGACGTAGTGCGTCAAGGCATGGTTACTGGAAGTTCAATAACACAAATGGGTAAAGACCTGGCAATAAAAGATAAAGTCATCCAACGCAATGCAGAGGCGTTAGTTAGAACCACAATAGCAGCAGTTAATAATGGTGTTAGAGAAGAAACATTTTTAGAGAATAAAGACGTGATACCGATGATCCAGTGGGTTGCTACATTAGATTCCCGAACAACTGACATATGCCGTGCATTAGACGGTAAGCGCTGGTTTAATACCACTAAGAAACCAGTCGGACATAATTTTGTATACCCTAGTGGTGGTGTTGCTCATGTGAATGAACGTAGCGTAACAGTTGCCGCATTTCCTGATGATGATAATTCAGATGTTTTAAGACCAGCCAAACAACCAAGCATAACGAAAAAAGAAGCTAAGGAAGCTGGCGTTAAATCAAAACCACAAAAACGGACAACAGTTCCAGCCAATATAACATACGGGCAATGGTTGAAAAAATTAGATAAGGCACAGCAGAAAAAGATATTAGGGCCAGGCAGATTTAAGTTATTTAATGAGGGTAAATTAAAAGTTGAAGATTTAGTGGATAAAAATCTAAATCCATTAACAATAAAAGAGTTAAAAAGATTAAAATGATAAAATATTCACCAGAAGATTCGATAAAGGCGCGTAGGCAAAATAAGATAAAGCAATTGAATATACGCCGCACCATGAACCGTTTCGAGTTAACACGCCAGCAAGCAGCAGCGCTACTATCTTATTTTGGATGCCCTCAGCTTATACGATTTGAAGATTTTATGAGGGACAAATCAGTAATAGACTCAGACGAGCAATTAGAAGAATTTGAAACTATTTTACAGGCAATAAAAGATAATAAATTAGAAACAATAGGAGATAAAAACTAATGACAGAGGAAACCAATAATGAAACATCGAAAGAAGAAACAACCGAGATCAAAAAAGAAGAAGTAAGTTTATCATCAATGCAACGACAGCTTGATGATATGGCCGCTATCAACAAGGATTTAATATCAAGCCGTGATGCTGCTAAAACGAAACTAAAGGGCTATGAGGAAATAGAGACCGCTGAAAAGGAAAAACAGGGTGATTTTGAAAAGCTATATGGTGAATTGAAAACCGAATTTACCTCATTTAAAGACACATCAACAAAACAGAATGTTGATCTAGCCATATTGGGTGAATTGAAATCTAATGATGCTAAAAATCCAGATAGTGTATTGCGCCTAATGGATACCGTAGGTATTAAAATTGATGACCAGGGCAAAGTGGTAATGAAATCAATTACAGAGCAGGTTAACGCACTGAAGGAGTCAGATCCGTATCTATTTAATGAGGAAACCGTTAAAAGCCCAGCTATTAAACGTGCAGCAGAGGAAAATGGTGGTGATACTTATATAGAGGAGTTAAAAGCAGCACGAGCAAATCCACGCACCACACCAGGTGATTTACAACGGATACGACAAAAACATGGCAGATCTTATTGATAAGCAAAAACTATACCAAAATCGGAAGGTGCCAATATAATAATTGGCACTTTCTTAAATTAAAACACTAAATAGTCATTATAAAACAGATGGATTTCTGTTTCAAATCTTATGCGTGGACTCGCAATTAATCGACTGGATTGACGATTAACCTTAAAATTCAAACATTTATTAAAAATAGGAGGCTTAAAAATGGCCGCTTTTACCGTAATTTTAACCACATCAGCAGATATTGGCACACACGTAACGGAAGAATTAGTAACAGAATTCGGCGTCACATATTCTCAATTGAATGTAGTTGACCAGTTTGTTGAATTTGAAAAAGACATTGCAGCAAAATCAATTGCATATCCAATATATGATTTACTTGCAACTTCAACCACACCATTAACCGAAACGGACGATCCTGATAGCATCAAGATGTCAGATAGTGAAATTTTGCTTACTCCTAAAGAGTATGGCACAGCCGTAACGAAAACCCGTTTATCAGATTTGGTAACAGGCGGACGCACAGCATTAGGCGCAGTTCGTCTCGTAGCCACCAATATGGCTAACACGACTAACAAGCTCGGCAGTCTTGCCGCTGAAAATACCACTAATATTCTTTATGGTGGGACAGCAACATCAGATATTACCGTAGCCGCAACTGATATTATGAGTCCTAATCTCTTAAATAAAGCATACAACAAGTTATCACGCGCTAATGTGCCTAAACATTCATCTACTGGAACATACGTTGCTATGATGCATGAAGATCTGCTATTCGATTTACGCGATTCAGCAGCCGCAGGTACCTGGACAGACGTTTCTAAATACTCTGGAACAACTGAAGTATTCAACAACGAAATCGGAATGTTCCAAGGATTTCGCATTTTCCGCAATAACGATTCAGCATTAACTGTTGATGCCGGTGTTGGTGGGACTGTAGACGTGTATAGTGCTTCATTTATGGGCGCTAATGCACTAGGTCTTGCTCAATCAAAAGAAAACGAAATGATAATTAAAGTGGGCGCAGATAAAATGAATCGCTTCACTCATATCTCATGGTATGGCGTTTTTGAATATAAGTTAATTCAACCAGAAGCAGTATGGAAAGCACGTTGTGCGTCAAGCATAGGTGCTAACGTTTAAATAATAATCATCAAGGGCTAGGATAACCTAGCCCTTTTACGAGGGAAATGATTATGGCTTTTAGCCTAGATGCCACTGTAGGTGGTGCAACAAGTAATTCTTATGCCACAGAGGCAGAAGCAAGCGCATATTTTGATAATATGCTATATGCCGATGCTTGGGATTGTGGTGGGGCTACAACACACGAAAAGGCGCTTGTTCAAGCGACTTCAATTCTCGAAAGATTAAATTATTCAGGCTCAAAAACAGATACCATTCAAGTATTACAATGGCCGCGTAGCGATACGTTCGATTACGATGCCGTATTGATATCATCAACGACTATTCCAGAAAATCTAAAAAAAGCAACTTATGAAATCGCGTATGAGATTTTAAATACAAAAACACGCGATTTAACGAACAATGAGGACGATATTACGGAATATTCGATAGATGGTATGAAAGTAAAAGTAAAAAATGGTAAAAAAAGTTGGGATATGAATTTACCAACAACGGTTTTGACATTCTTAGAACGCATTGGGCCAGGTGTTTGGGTTAGAGTCCGACAAATAAGGATATTGAAATGAGTGCAAAATTAAATATAGAATTAGTAAAAGGCACAGATTTTGCGTTGAAATTGATCATTAATGATAGTGCTGGAACACCAATTGATTTAACAGGATCAATCATGACAGCACAGATAAGAGAACGCGAAGCAGGGATTGATTTTATTGATTTAGATTTCTCAGATACACCATACGATAATACGGGTGTTGTCAATATGAAATTATCAAAAGCACAAGTTAATACTATTCCATATTGCGATGGTGTTTGGTCGCTGGTATGGACTGATTCGCTAAGTGTAGCGGATGAGGTATTAGTGGGTGATGCAAAAATCCAAAAAGGTATTACTACTTAAATGGCAAAATATACTGTTATAGAAGATAAAGGTTCCGTTGTTGTTGTAACGAACGTTCAAGGGCCAGGTGGTATAGATGGCACAGATGGAACAGATGGCACATCAACAGTACCGACAACATTACCGCCATTTCCAGTTGATGGTGATTTGTGGTTAAACCCAACAGACGAAATGAACGTATATATAAATGGATTATGGGAACCGTTGACGTTAAAAACTGATTTATCGGATACGGCAGGATCATTAACAATTAATGCAGGGAACTTTTAAAAATGGCAAATACAATTAAAATTAAATTTAGTAATACAACAGCGACACCACCTTCATTAATTGATGGAGAACTAGCTTATTCAGAAACATCGGATAATTTATTCATCGGTTCTAATGGTGGTTTAGATGTAGATAAGATAGGTGGTAAAACAGACGTTCTCAAACTTGCTGGCATAGAAGCAGGCGCAGACGTCACAGATAATGCTAACGTAACGGCAGCATTCCCGATAACCGATTCAACAACTCTATTATTCAATAATACAGATAGCACAAAGAAACTAAGCTTTGATTTAGGCGCGATTACAACTGCGACAACACGAATATTAACCATTCAAGACAAGAATACAACAGTTGCACATGATGGCGATTTAGTCCATCTCACGGGCGCAGAATCAATCGCAGGCGCTAAAACGTTTAGCAACAACATGATAATCAACGGCGATTTAACAGTTAATGGAACAACTACCACGATTAACTCGAATATTGTCGATATTGCTGATAGCATAGTAAAATTAAATTCTGATGAAGTTGGC